GAAGCATGGAATTATTCCAAAACTACTGCCAAGTATAGAAATGCTTTTCTCGGAAAGACAACAAAAGAAATAGAAGCAAACATTAAAAGTGGTACTTATAAATTAACTGATTTAAATTAATCCTATGAATACTATTATCAAAATTCTTATGCAAAGAGATGGCTTATCTCAATCAGAAGCAAATGAAATCTTCTATGACCTTCAAGACAGATTTATTTCTGACAATGAAGACCCCGAAGAGTTACTGATGGAAATAGGATTGGAACCGGACTATGTATTTGATTTATTACCCTTTTAATTTTAAATACCTTTCGGAGTATAGGTTAACCGATTTTTAAAATGAGAAAAGTTTATTTAATAATTTATCCGGCAACAGAGAACGATAAAAATTTTATATTCAAATACCTTTATCTTGTTGGTTATGATTTTAAATATCATGCAGAAGATAATCTGTTTTTAATAAGAGAATTTGAAAGTGAAATAGGCTCAATACAGAATTCAATATCAGAGTATTTTATCCGGAAAAATATTGATTTTGCAATAGATTTGACACTTTGCCAAGATGGATATGCTTCATAACTCATTGATATTCAATGTCAAAAAAGATTATTAAAAATAGTACACAATATATTTGGATAATTGATATTATGGTATTACCTTTGTTATAACAAAAAAGGGAAACAAACTATGAAAACACAACCACAATTCATCAACTCAAAAATGGTCATCAAATCTACTGATGGTAATCTTCCTCATTTAGAAACAAACGATTGCTCTGTTTATGCAATAGCAAGTGCACTTTCAATATCTTATTCAGAAGCACATTCAATACTTCAAGAGAAATGTGGCAGAAAGAGTAAAAAAGGAGTAATGTCAATCGTTTACTATGATTACCTATTAACCATCGGCACTCATGTAATAGGCGAAGATAAAGCTTGGCAATCGGCACCTTGGAATGGCAGACCAATATTCAAGTATTCAGCACCAAAAAGAGTAGGCGAAAAAACCGGATTGATAAGAAGTATTAATGTAGGGCAATTTTGTAAAATGTATCCTACCGGAACCTTTGTGGTGTGTGTTGCTAATCATACTTTTACAATCATTGATGGAACGATAGTAGGCAACATGAACGATGGTGCTAAATTAAAAACCGAAATCTGTTTCGCAGTCAAAATCAAATAATATTTATAACCAAAACCTTACCGGAGTATAGGTTAACCGGCTTTAACTATGAATAAACTTACACTACTTTCAACATTCCTATCGGTAGGATTAATCCAACAAGACCATTTAATGCTTGGATTATTATTAATCGTTGCAACATATTTTACCTATGCAACATTTGTTAACGCACAAAATAAAAAGAAGTAATATGGAGAACCTATCTAATTGGTTGGTAGAAACCAAACCGACAAACAAATATCTTGCTTGGTTACTTATTGAGCTTCTGAAAGATGGAGTACCATTTGAAAACAAACATTTTAAATGGGTATACAGAGTAGCAATTAATAAGTTAAGATTACCTAATAGACAATACTCTGATAGAAACTACGATTGGCATAAAGATTGTACTGAAATATTAAAAACATATCGTAAACTTTATAAAAAATAATTATGAGCAGAAGATTAAAACGATTAGAGGAAATAGCAATCCTATTTGAATTAGGTTGCAAGTCAGAAGAGTTTGATGCACTACTGACAGAATTTACAGAAAGCATTATTATTAAAGCAAAAGAAGAGAACATTAAACTATCCACTTACTACATAAACGATTATTCAAATGAAACAAGAGACAAGACAGAAGTATAGAAAGTCAATGCAATACATTAAGCAATTAGATGAGAAGATTAAAACCGAAAGCGAAATGTTAAGCATATTGAAAAAAGAATTAATTAATATAACTATTGATGAGGTTTGCGAAACCTACAATGTTAAATTTGAATTATTACTCAGAAAGGATAGGCATACAGAATATGTAATACCAAGACAAGTGATTATGTACAAATTAAGAAAATTAGGTTTGTCATTAATGGATATTGGAAAGGCATTGCATCGTGACCATACCACAATTTTACATGGAATTAGGACTATTGAAAATCAGAAAGATTTATATGATGACATAAAAATAGATTAGGAATAGTAAACAAAATTGATTAACTTTATACAACTAAAAACCTTACCGGAGTATAGGAAACCGGTTACAACTATGGAAAAATTAATCCAAATTCAAGCCGAATTAAAGGCACCAAAAAACCAAATGAATAAATTTGGTAACTACAAGTATCGTTCTTGCGAGGATATACTTGAAGCAGTAAAGCCATTACTACAAAAGTATGGTTGCTCATTAATCATTACCGATGAGATTAAAGAAATCGGAGGTATAATTTATGTTGAAGCATGTGCATCATTAAATGATGGAAAGTTTACTACTTCTGTTACTGCTTCTGCCGGTATTGAACCGAATAAAAAAGGAATGGATATTGCACAGAGTTTTGGTGCTTCCTCTTCTTATGCGAGAAAGTACGCATTAAACGGATTATTTTTGATTGATGATACCAAAGATGCCGATGCTACCAATACTCATGGGAAGCATACCGAAACCGATGCTAATAGCAAGGTAGGTATTGATGCAGATTTACTACTTGCGATTAATGATTGTAAGTCAATGGAGGAATTGACAAAGCTTTACAATAAACAAAGCAACCTATCACAATCAGAAAAACAATTATTTTCTAACGCAAAAATTAAATTAAATGAACAGAATTAAATTTGGTGCTTCAAGAGTAGGCGACCTCATGTCCGGAGGAACCGGAAAGACAAGAATGAATTATATTTTTGAATTGGCAGAAGCGAGTGTGGATGCTAAAAAGAATATAACTACTAAGCAGATGTTACATGGTATTGTAAATGAGAGAAATGCTCTTGATATACTTTGCAAGAAGAGAGATTTAACTCCTAATACCAATGAAGATGGTAAGCAAATTTACTATTCTATAAACGAATATATTGGTGCCACTCCGGATGCTATCGGTTTTGATTCAGTAGGAGATGCCAAGTGTCAATATAGTATATCCGGTTTTATTGAACAGAATGATAAAATGAAATCTGCTTACTACTACCAATTACAAACACAAATGATGGCTTTAAAAGTAGATAAAGCATACTTAATCAATTACTTAACTAAGCCGGAAGTATTCGGTCAAGATGATTGGGTAGAATATCCGTTTGATGTAGAAGAGAGATATTTCATTCATGATGTGGTAAGAGATGAGAAAGTTTGCGATGACATTCTGATAGCGGCTGAAACTAATTATCCATTAATATGGAAGTGTAGTGAGATGCTACAATCAGCAATAGAGATTGATGATGAGGCTTTCTTCTATATGCAATTGCAAGACAAGATTAGATTTGCAAAGTTTAAAGATACTGCATGGCTCAATAGCGAGAAGCAAGTATACAGACACAATAATGAATTTTATGTAATTAAAAAATAACAACTAAAACCTTCCGGTGTATAGGCCAACCGATTTTATTATGAATAACAAATTAACTTTAAAAGAAAAAAGACAAAGGACAATTCAGAGAGTAGCCTTTATTATTAGGCAGTCAAAGACCTTTATTAAAAACTCTGATATCATCGGTATCATGTACAATAAGTACAGAGAGGAATTATCTCAGCAAGAAGTCAGAGCCATTATTCATGTGATAAGAAAAGAGAATTTAGTACCTAATCTCATTGCAAGTAGTTACGGATACAGAGTAGAGAAAGATAAGTTAAAGGTATTTGCATATACCAAGAAATTAGAATTAAGAGCAAAGAGTATTATGCAAGTAGCAAGTGCAATGAGGAAACATGCAAGATAAGGCTAAACTTTTAGAAGATATACTATCTTACCGGAAGAGCAATAAAAAGGATATAGTTTATGGAACAAAAGGAGAAATAGTTAAGATTATAGCAGAGCACGGAAATGTAATTATTGTAGAGGGTAAGCAGAGATTTAGTGTGGATAAGTTAAAATTGGAATATATAAATTAGGTATTATCTTTGTAAAGTTATCATAGTTGTAGTACCGGTGAAAACATAAGCACAAATGAATAGCCGGTACTTTTTTAAATTATTAAATAACCTATTGGAGTAAGGAACGATAAGTTATTAGTGGTTCACAAAACCATAGCCATTGTAATCCTTACTGCAATGGCTTTTTTTATTATGCTAATATATACGAACATACAACACGAAATCAGAAAACGATTGCAATTATCATGCAATGAATATGTACTGCTTGACATGATATTCCATTTATCAAATAATCCGGAAACAAAGATTAAAGGTTGGTGCTATGCATCAAAAGAAACTTTGGCAAAGGAGATAGGATTGTCAAGACAAGGAGTTATAAACATGGTAGATAAATTAATAGAGATTAATCTGTTAGAAAAAGATGAGAATACAAGATTTTTAAGGACAACAGATACATGGAATTTAATCTATTTTAACCATAAAGATACTTTACAAGGTGTAAAGAAAGTTTACAATGAGTGTAAAGAAAGTTTACACGAAGAGTGTAAAGAAAGTTTACACAATAATAATACTTATAATAATAATAAGATAAGTGTTAAGGACAAACAAAATCAATTTGCAGAAAAGATTAAACCATACATTGAAGATTTCGGTAGAGATTTATGTTTAGCATTTTATAATTATTGGTCAGAGGCAAATGAAAAGACCGGTAAATTGAAATGGGAGAAGCAAGAAACCTTTGAAATCAAAAAAAGATTATTAAATTGGAGAAACAGAAATAACAACTAAACTAAACAACTATGATACAAGAAAAACTAATTGGTGCAATCGTACTTAATCCGGAATTAATACAAGATGTTTTTGAATTACTACCCAATGAGCAGTATTTCAGTAATCCAATAATGAGGAACATATACAAGGAGATGCTCAGAATGAACGCTGAGGGTTACTTGTTTGACCTTTTTACCCTATCAGATAGGTTAGATACCATTGAAGATGTAAGAGCCGATTTATACCTAATTAAACTAACTAACGATATAGGTATAGTAGGAGATATATCGGTATATTGTTACTCTCTCATTGATGAATGGAAGAAAGTACAATTACAAGGTGCATATTACGAAGCAATACAGAAGTGCAATGAGCAATTTTTTGATGCAGATGAATTAAAAATAATAACAAATAAGGCAAATGATATTTTAGAGATAGGTATTAATACTGATGCAACATTCTCAAAGATACTTGTAGATGTGGCAACAGACATGGATAAGATGAGGAATAGACCGGATGGATTAACCGGAATAGATTGTGGCATATCGGAATTAAATAGGAATACAAATGGTTTACAGAATACAGATTTAATGATACTTGCCGGAAGACCGGCACAAGGGAAAACTGCTCTCAGTTTAAACTTAGCTTACAATGTATTAAAGCAAGGTAAAAATGTACTATTCATATCATTAGAGATGGGGAAAGAGCAACTTACTCAAAGATTAATAAGCATAGCGAGTGGTATAGATTTCTCATGCATACGGAATGGCAGATTAAATAATTACGATTATGAATTATTCTCAAAGACAATCAATGATTTAAGCCGGTATAAATTAAACATAGATGACAGAGGTGGATTGACAATACAAGATATATTTAACAAGGCAAGAAAACTAAATAGGAAAGACAAGATTGATTTTATCATTATTGACTATTTGCAACTATGCTATTCAAAGGATAGAAAGAATAAGAACAGAGAACAAGAGATTGCAGAGATAAGTAGGAAGTGTAAAGAGATGGCAAAGGAATTGAATGTGCCGGTACTTGCCCTATCTCAAATGAGTAGAAGCATAGAGCAGTCAAATAGAAAGCCGAGATTAAGTGATTTAAGAGAGAGTGGTGCCATTGAGCAAGATGCTGATATGGTAATATTTATCCATCATGAAGAGAGCATGAACCAATTAGTAATAGCAAAGAATAGGAATGGGCAAGTAGAAGAATTAAATGTAAAGTTTATACCAAGCAAACAAATATGGACAGATTACGATGGCAATTTTTCTAATTCATTCACAACTAAAAAACCAATTATAGATGAAGACAATCCATTCTGATAAACTAACCGAACACCAATTGCAGACAATATGTGTTAAGTGGTTCCGTATCAAATACAGACAATACATAATCTTTGCAATACCCAATGGAGGTTTCCGGCATTACTCAACTGCTATAAAATTAAAGGCAGAGGGTGTTCTATCCGGAGTGCCGGACTTATTCATACCAATACCGAATGGATTATATTGTGGTCTGTTTATTGAAATGAAAGTAGGCTATAATAAGGAAACTAAAAACCAATTAGAATTCATTGAAAAGCTTACCTATCATGGATATAAAGTAAAAACTTGCAAGACACTTCAAGAATTTCAAGAGGTTGTGGATAACTATTTTTTAAAATTAATTAAATAATACTTAACTTTACTTTATGATAACAAAAACAACAGATACTTACTACTTCGCAAAAGCATTATTGTATGCGAAATTAAGCAGAGATTACTTTGATTATTTAATAACTGAAACCAATGCATCTTATTTTGCAAAGAATTTATTAAAGCAATACATTGGCAGAATTGAATATATCAATAAGGACATAACGCAAAGGATAAATAATCCGGACTTCAAGATTATGTACATGAAAGATATGGAAGATGCCGGTGCGATTGATAGTATGGCAAACTGCTATATACTATTAGATGAAAAGAATAGAAGTGCTCTTGAAAAGTATGCAGAAGAATTGATTAAAAAACAAAGTGATAAATTAAAAACAGATAACAATGGATAAACAAAGATTAGTGGTCGCTAATAGAATTAGCAGACAATTAGATAGCATTAAAGATATAAATGATGCAATTACATTTATTTCAGAGAATAGTAGAAATGCAACAATGTCTTTCTCACTATATGTAAGAACAGAACAAAATGAGGAAGCATCTATATCTTCATCTTTGCTTGGAGAATTTGGATTAAATTTAGAAGATTTAAGAAGTACAATTATTTCTCAATTAGAAAGCGAGATAAGTAATAAGTATAGCGAATTAGAAAGTAAATTTGCTAATGATGAATTTAATACAGAAGAAAAAGGATAAATAATATAATTATGGAACAACAAGAAGTATACATGACACGAAAAGAGGTAGCAGAATATTTGAGAATATCATTGCCTACTTTACACAAATTAGTTAATTCTAATATTTTAATTTCCTATAAGATAGGAGGTAATGTTAGATTTAAGAAAACAGATATTGAGAACCTTTTTAAAACAGACAACAATGGCAACAATAATTAATTTCGGAATTAAGCAAAGTGATAATACATACAAGTATTATACTGCATCTATCAATGATGAATTGGATAAGTATGGCAATAATGTTGCTATTACAGAACAACAAACAAAAGAGCAAAGAGATGCAAAAGAGAAAAAGGTTTATGTTGGTAATGGTAAAGTAGCATGGACTAATGGCAAGATTGAAGTAGCAACAAAAAAAGAAGATACTCCATTCTAATGAATAAGGCAGAACAACTTTTAGCAGTAGAAATTATTAGCCAAAGAGTTTTTGATTTAATCAAAGACAAAGGAGATGACTATGCAAATGAGGATAGGTTAAGCAACTTTAAAGATACTGCGGTTCTTTGTGGTACAACACCAATGCAAGTTTGCCTTAATCAGATAGGAATTAAGATTGCGAGGATAGTAAACCTACTTGAAAAACCTCCTAAGAATGAAAGCCTTGCTGATAGCTTACAAGATTTAATTACATATAGTTATCTTCTTAAAATGATTTATGAGGACACAGATAATAACAACGATATATAATTCTAAGGAATTAAAAGATGTTATCTCTAAAATGAACCCAAGCCATTTAAGAGATGAATTGTTATCGGAAGTTATGTTGGTTGTGTGCCAATTAGATGAAGAGAGATTAATCAGAATGCATGAAGAGGGATATCTAAAATACTATGTAATAAGAACCATATTAAACATGGTACGAAGTAACGATAGCCAATTTCACAATAAGTTTAGAATGGTGTATGATGAATTAAAAGGAATTGATTTTAAGGATACAGAAGATGCATCATTATTTGAAGAGCAGTTAAAAAAGGCAGAGGAGTTTCATAACTCCTTACCTTTTTATGAAAACAAGTTAATAGAGAGTTATATTGAATTAGACAACAATGCCAATAAATTATCAAAAGAAACCGGCATACCGGTTCGTTCCATATATCATACAATCAAAATGATTAAAGATAAAGCCAAAAAAAGAGATAGGAATAAGCAGAAGATTAAATTTAATATTGAATGTTCAATGACTTTTCCGGAAGAAGTAGATACTGATGAGATACTTGATGGATTAGATTTAGTATTTAAGTCAATTACAGAAATAAAAAACAAAAACTTTAAACCTATATGTTTGAAAATACAATAACAACAATACTTGTACTGATAGTATGGTTTGAAATATACAAAGTGTTTACATGGCATAGGTTCTTAATGAAGAAACCTTTTGGTTGTCAAATATGTTTACCGGTATATTTTTATGTATTAATATCTATTTTACCTATTTATATTAGGGAAATGATATTAGGCATTTCAATGACAATTATAATTTATTATTTATTAAATAAACAATTTAGAAAATGACAAAAGAGCAATTAGAATTCCTTTATGAGGAACAAGCAAACAATTACATTGCACAAGGTGTTGGTGTATTATCTCATTTGACAACAGAAGTTTTCAATAAGTATGCAGATATACACAGACAATATCTTGGTCCGGTAGAAGAGAATAACAGATGTGGTTCTTGCACATTAAATATGGTTAAAAGAGTTTATATTTATGCAGACAAGTACAAAGAAAGCACTATTCAATCTGAACAGATTAGTGAACCTATTAGTCAAGACAACACGATTAATAAGAAAACTAAAAAGAAAGTAGATGCCGGTAGAACAATGTAAAAACGGAAAGTGGAGAATTGGCTCCGGCTCTTGCATATATGAAACGAAAGCAAAAGCAATAAAAGTATACCAAGCCATACTTGCTTCCGGTAACTTTTCAAGTAATATTATATCATTTGACTTTGATGGTGTTTTAGATACTCCTTATGGTCAGATTATTGCGAGAAGATACATAAATGAGGGAATAAAAGTAATCATCGTAACTGCAAGACAATCAACACAGAGTGCAGAAGTAAATGATGTGGCACTTAAATTAGGTATAAAGAGAAGTGATATCTATTATACCAATGGTAAAAACAAATGGGAGTTACTTAAAAGATTAGATGTTAAAATACACTATGACAATAATCCACAACAAATAGACCAAATTAATAAATTAACGAACACAGAAGCAAAATTAGTAAAGTATGCCGATTAAACTTTCAAAAATCAAACCTAATCCAAATAACCCAAGAGTTATTAGAGATGAAAATTTCAAGAAACTAATAAGTAGTATTGATGAATTATTCAAAGGACTATATCTTAGACCAATAGCCATCACAGAAGACAATATTATTATCGGAGGTAATCAAAGATATAGAGCATTGCAACAATTAGGATACAAAGAAATACCGGATGAGTGTATTGTTGTAGCAAAAGGTTGGTCAAAAGAAGAGATTGATAGATTTATCATTTTAGATAATACTACTTCGGGAGAATGGGATTGGGATGATTTGGCAAATAATTGGAATGAAGATTTATTAAGAATGTACAATGTATGGAAAGCACCGGAAGAAATACTTGCACCTATGGATGCTTTGATTGATGTTGAGCCACTTGACTTTGATAGTGATAATAAACCAAAGATGACAGATGATGGGTATTCTTTATTTGAATTAGTAATGCTACATGAGAATAAATTAGAATTATTAGATACATTAAACGAAATTAAAAGAGGATTACTATTTGAAAAATTAGAAGATGCCTTAATGGAATTAATCAGAATATATAAAAAATCAAACTAACATGCGACAAGAAAACTCAGCCTTTATAAGTTTTGGGCAACAAAATTATGGTATTATATTTGATGATAGTGCCAATGAAAAATATCCTATCAAATACTACAATGTAATTAATGGTAGAGGAATAGATATTAATCCGGCAAACTCTTATTTTGGTTTTGTATATGAAGAGATGGTAAGTATTAAAAGACATGGATTGCCACATACACATTTATGGAAAGACCAATATTTTTCACTATCCGGTAACTTTAATTTTCTTGATGGCATATATGGTAAAGCAATAGTTATTGAAGTAATCAATGGTGGTTATTACAAAGAAAACAATTATAGTGCTTATGCTACATTTGGTGGTCCAATAGAAGCTACCGGCAGATTAAAATATATTGATGGTTGCACAGATAGTTTATTGATATCTCCGGTAAAGAAAGGTATGCCATGTATTAATCATCTACACTTCCCAAGTAGTATTGACCAAACACAACATACACATCCAAGCCATAGAATTGGTATAGTATCTTCCGGATATGGAGAGTGTATTACTCCTTTTGGTAATCTACCATTGACAGAGGGAATGATATTTGTTATTAAACAATGGGATGGTTCTACTTATGACATGGGATTAGATGGAGAAATGTATGCTTGTGGGCAACATGCTTTCAAAACTACCGATAGTGTAATGAATGTTATTGCTTTCCATCCGGATAGCGACTTCGGTCCGGAAGATGAATTCCATCCGATGATTAATAGAACGATAGTTAATGGCATCTCAGCTAATCAATTAAAAGATATAATGACTAAATAATGGCAAATACCGGAACAAAAATAAGAAAGAAAAACTACCAAGATGAGAATGTATTAGAGGCATCTCTCAATAGGATTAGATATCTATTTGAAGCATACGATAATGTAGAAGTAAGCTTCTCCGGTGGTAAGGATAGTACAGCAGTATTAAATCTTGCTTTAAAAGTAGCGAGAGAGAAAAATAAATTGCCATTGGTATGCCACTTCTATGATGAGGAAGCAATACATCCTACTACCATTGAGTATATAGAGAGAGTTATGAATGAGCCGGACATTAAATTGTATTGGTATTGTTTGGAATTTAAGCACAGAAATGCATCTTCAAATGAGGAACCATTTTGGTATACATGGGATAGCGAGAAAAAAGATTTATGGGTAAGAGAAATGCCGGAGTGTGCTATAACAGAACACCCTAAGTTTTACAAAGGATTATCTTTCCAAGAGTTTACAGAAAAGAGAGCAGACAGAAGTAAAGGATTGACTTGCGACCTTACCGGTGTTAGAACACAAGAGAGTTTGAGAAGACATCAAGCAGTAGCGAGAAAAGTAAACGATAACTATATTTCAAGATATGGTCACTATTCTATCGCACATCCAATATACGATTGGTCAAGCCAAGATGTTTGGAAGTTAGTAGAGGAATGGGGATGCGACTATAATAAGACATACGATATATTCAATAAAACTGAATTGTATGGTAAGTTTTTAACTCAGAGAGTTTGCCCTCCATTTGGCGAAGAACCTTTGCGTGGATTATGGGTATATGCAGAGTGCTTTCCGGATATGTGGCATAAGATGTTAAATAGAGTTAGTGGTGTTGCGACTGCTTGGAGATATGCTAATACTGAATTATATGGTGTTGGTGGTATACAGAAGCCGGATAATATAACATGGAAAGAGTATTTACTATTTATTACAGAAACATACTCCGGAAAAGAAAAGGTATATGTTCAGCAAAATGTAAATTCATATATCAAATACCATCAAGAGAGAGCAAAGGATAAGATTGATGATATAGAGGCAAGTCCATTAACCGGCATATCATATAGATGGTTATGCAAAATTGCTCAGAAAGGCGACTTTAAAGGTAGACAAAAGGCAGATGGGGATAGGGAAGCGGCTATGAAGAGATTAGGATTAACACAAGATGATGCAGTAAACCTTTACGGAACAGAAAAGTATAAGAAAATATATTTCAGTCAGAAAAAGTAATGGAACAGAAAATATATCCATCAGTAACAAGAATACTTGAAGCCACAAAGCCGATAGAGGATATACTTGCATTGGAGAATTGGAGAAAGAAAGTAGGGTATGAAGAGGCAGAGAGGATAAGTAAGAATGCGTTAAATAGAGGTAAGATGTATGATAGTTTTGTTGAGGATTATTATTTGAATAATAAAGATATTCCACATGAAGCACTAAAAAATCACTTATCTAAATTTAAATTGCATTCATTAGAGAGCAATGTAGTTTCAGAAGAGTTTGGGTATAAAGGTAGATACGATTGCATATTTGAATTGAATGGTATACTCATACTTAATGACTTCAAAGGTGCATCAAGATTTAAAAGGAAAACGCATCTAAGAGATTACCCACTACAATTATCTGCTTACATTAATGCAGTGAGAGAGAGTGGATTAGATATAGCCTACGGAATGATTAGTTTAATTACAGATGACAAAGTACAAGTATTTTGTTTCAACCATATAGAAATATACGATAATTTTTATAAATTTTTAGAACGATTAAATAAATATAACAATGGAAAAACAACCAATTAGTAATGTACAATGGCTACACAGAGATGAATTATCTCCAAATCTTTATAATCCGAACAAAGTAGCACCTCCGGAAATGCAATTATTAAAAGAAAGCATCACACAAGATGGATGGCTATTCCCTATTATTGCATTTGACAAGACAATACACATAGAGGGATTGACAGATAATGCCAATAAGGATAAGTATACAATTATAGATGGCTTTCATAGATACACTATTAGTGGACAGAAAGAGATTTATTCAATGACAGATGGTAAAGTGCCGGTGCTTATATTAAACCCTACCAATCCATTAGCAACAACCGTTAGAATGAATAGAGCAAAAGGTACACACGCAGTATTAAAGATGGGAGATATTGTAAAGTATCAAATAGAGAATGGTAAACCATTAAGTGATATCATGAAAGAATTTGGTATGGAGAAAGAGGAAGTAGTTAGATTGGCAAATAGAATGGGTATTCAGAAGAGTGATATTATTATTGATACCGAATGGTCAAATAGTTGGATTCCACAATAATGAAGAAACATGTTAAACTCTACCTTGACTACTTCGGATATACAATGGCAGACTTTATTCATTGCGAAGTTTGTAATAGCAAAGCTGTTGATATTCATCATATTGATTGTAGGGGCATGGGTGGTTCAAAGGAGAAAGACAAAATAGAAAACCTACAAGCACTATGTAGGTCATGTCATATCAAATACGGAGATAAAAAAGAGTATAAAGAGATGCTTACTTCATTACACAAACTTAAATTAGTTAAGAGTAAACTTTATTAATTTTAACTATAAAACAAAGGAATAACAATGGCAAAGCAAGTTAAACAAGCACATGGTGGTGCATTGAACATATTACAGAAAGGAGAAACTGCTAATCCAAATGGCAGACCGAGAAAGTTTACTACTATACTGAAAGACCAAGGGTATAAATTAAGCGAGATTAATGATAGTATACAAGTTATGCTATCAATGACCATAGATGAGTTAGGAGAAGTGTGGAATAATCCTAATGCTACTATACTTGAAAAGACCATCGCTAATGCACTCAGAAAGTCCATTGACAAGGGTAGTTTATATTCTATTGACACATTACTTAGTAGGGTATATGGTAAACCGAAAGAAAGTGTTGCACAAGAGGTAACTATCAATTCTGTTAGTGTTGAGATAATTAAAAGCAGTATACCATTAGCAAATAGCGAAAGCGAGATTAATTAGTAGTATAATGTACTAAATGTTGCAATTTTATATCTTTAAAGATATATTATTGTGAAAAGTCACAAAAACTATACTTAACGCATATAAAAATTAATGTTCAAGACAAGCATTCTATACGAAGAGAATTATTATGCAAAGGAGGATATTATAGTTAACCAAGGTGGCACTTCATCCGGTAAAACTTATTCTATCCTCCAAGTGCTATTTACATTGGCAGTACAAGAAGAGAACCAAATCATAACCATAGTTGGTCAAGATATACCGAACCTTAAAGCCGGTGCATTGCGTGATGCCTTAAACATATTGAGTAATAGCGAACCATTAAAAGCATTAATCAGAGAGTACAATAAGAGTGATAGGATATTCTATTTCAATTCCGGAAGTATAATAGAGTTTAAGAGTTATGATGATGGACAAGATGCTAAGAATGGTAAAAGAGATTATCTATTCATAAACGAGGCTAATGGTGTGCCTTACGATGTATACAATGAATTGTATATGCGTACAAAGAAAAAGACATTCATTGACTATAATCCAAATGAAGCCTTTTGGGTACATCAGAAATTGATAGGTAAGAA